AGCCGAGCCGATTCCCTTCGCGAGTTCCGCGCGGGCCGCGCCTTCCTGCGACGTGAGAGACTGCTCCGCCCCCACGCGGGCTTTCAGGAGGTTGAGCATATCGCCGCCGCTCATACCAGACTCAGGCACCATCGCATTTGAAGTCGTCAGCGACGAGAGCGCGTTTTGCAAGTTCAGTGTTTGCAGATTCTTCAACTGCGGGAAAACCGAGGCGAGCAACTGCGCCCGGCGGGTCGAAAGCTCGTCCGCCGTCTTCGTGAGATTCATCGCTTGATTCTCGCGCTGTTGCTGCAACGTGACGCCGGCTTGACCAAGAATCTTCTTCGCCGTCTGGCCCGCGAGGCCGGAACGGGCGGCGCCGACGCCGGAGGCGGTCGATCTTTCGAGCCCGGCCTTGATGATTTCGGCCTGAACGTCCGAGGGCAGCGTAGCCCCAGCGTCCAACGAGTCGAGCGCGCGGTCAATCATCGCAGCCTTGACCGCTTCGAGCCCGGCGCTCGGCTGTTGAATTTCCGAAATCAGTTGCGAGGCGAGATCCTCCGCTTGTCCGCCCGGCTGCTGCAACGTCCCGAGGATATTGGAGCTTGCTTGGTATCGCGAAGCGAGGAGCGCCGGGTCAATCTTGCCCTGAAGGGCGAGCATTGACATGGCCCGCTGCTTGTCCGCTGCCGCAACCATCGGCGCAACCTTCTCCGGCGCCAATTCGCTACGAATGAGTTCACGCTGCTGATTGATGGCGTCAATCTGCATTTGCGTAGCCTTCTTCATGGCCTTCGCCTGAATGGACGCGCTGCCCATCTGAAAGAGCCCACCGACAATACTGCCAATCCCCATGTCTCCCATATATCCTTTTGAAGAGTTGCGGTTTTCGCCTCAGTGTCAACTCACAACTTAACCAAAGCCCAGAAACTTATCGTAGGGGGGTATGTCACTGCCGAGCCGACGAGAGTTTTCATTCCCTGAGTCTCGCCGAAAACCTCGTGGGCCTGCCGCTGGCTGATAGCCGCATCGACGGCAAACACCTTCGCAGGAGTCGCCCCCGGGTCGCGCGTCGCCATGCTGATCGTCCGACCGCGCCACGTCTTCAGCGCGTCAGCCGTGCCGAGGATTTCCCATCCCGGGCTAAGCAGGAGGGCCTCCGCCGCTGTCTCGGAGAGAACATGCTTGATGTCCCCGGGCGAGCCGCTGACGGTGCGCCACGCGGTGCGCTCCCACCATATTTCACAACCGATGTCGGTATCGTAGTAGCGTTGCAGCGCCACGGGGTCAGTCGGGCGGTTCGCCGTGGTGCCGGCCTGAACGATTTGCATGGAGGGCACCCAGACGTTGCCATTCCAGAAATACCAGTCCACCGGGCGCCCGTTCTTGACCTTGAGCCAGACGGCGGGGGTCGTCGAAGTCGGGGCCGTCTCACTCACATGAAACCAAAACGTTTCAGAGTCGGAGATGTTCTGCGGGATGTATCGCTTCGTCGATTCATCCCACACATACCACTTGTCCCCCTCCTTCAGCCAGGGGCCTTGATTACTCACGGGCTCCGCGTCGCCAGAGACAACGAAGACCAGCCCGGAGGGCGACTTGATTTTCAGGCGCGCGACAATCGCGGCCTGAAGTTCATGCGGGTATCCTTGGAAATGAGCCGGCAGCGGCGCCGACTCAATCGCGAGGTTTGTATCTTGTAAGCTCATAAGTCTCCTATGTCACCACCGGGATTTCTTCAATCAATGCGCAAGTCGGGCCGGCGCCGAAATCAATATCCCGCAAATAGATTCCGTCTCCGGTGTCCCCCGTCTTTTTCAACCCGCGCCAATGGAAGCCGCCGGCCCCGTAAACATCCACAATCCAGCCGCAACCGTTGGTAGCCGTCGGATGCGTCTGGGAATAAATAACGGTATGCCCTCCGGACAGCGCGTCCCACTGCAAAGTTGTATAGTCATAGACGCTCCGAGTCGGGAAGGTCCCCGCCCACGTATGAACGTCCGCCGGAAATCCGGCTTTTACTGCCGCCCAGTTGTTGAACTGCAAGCCACGCGGTTGCTGAATACAACCATCAAACTGCATCACCTGAAACGTGATGGCGTTAGTGTCCACCAAGGGATCAAATACCGTGACAAATCGAAAATCTCCCCCGGTATTAGTGTGCCGGTTTACCGGACAATGATACCAAGGACCCGTCGCGAGATTGTCCAAAAAGACGCTATCAAAGTATGCCTGAACGCCGGTTATTCCATTAGACGAGCAAACGCTCCACCCTTCGCCCAAACCGCCCGCCGGAGGAAGAGTTCCAAACGGAGGGAATGACACCCCCCATTGCTCAGACAGTCCGGCGGTCTGCGAGTAGGCATTAGCGCAAGTCAAGAAAAACTCGTCGTCTTCAAGAGCGATAAACATTACCTCACATTCAATAGGGAGTGCCGGAGTGCCGGAGCAGACAACCAAGTTCCCGCGAATAAACCACCCCATCACATAAGCAACGCCATAAGCGCCCGGGGGATGGTCGGTATCACTGACAGCGCCTCTTCGACCGTAAACTATCGGGGGATCACTGGGAGGGTCCGCCGGACAAGACCGCTCATCTAGTAGAGTAGCCGCAGACGCATCAAAAAACTCCCATTCAACGGGGATAGGTAATCCGGGAAATACCGCATGATCCCCGGGGTAGAGAGGAATGCGAAATGCCTCGGTCCCTTCCGGGGCATCCGCGCCGATGTCCTCGCACCCGGGCGGAACAAACGGCTCGACCGTCAGCGGACAGTTGCATGTAATGGGGTTGCAATCGTGCTTGGTATCCGTAACCGTGACAGAATACAGTCCTTCGTCCGCTCCGGGGACGAGATCCGACTTGAAGACAGACGAAGGAGTCCCAGAAGGGAGAACCTCGGACAGGAAGATGACGCCGTCCTTCGACCAAACGTAATTCAGTGTTGACGCGGGGGTAGTTACCGCAGTGACGGTAAGAGTGACCGAAGTCCCTTCCGCCACGCTAACCGCCGTTGGAAGGGAAACAATAAATGTCGGACACGTAAAAGCCTCGATAGTGCAAACCTTTTTGCTTGGCTCAGACTCGCCCTCCTCCGAGATGACAGTAACCCGATAACACCCGACTACGTTGGTTTCCCACTCGACCGTATTGATGCACTCGGCTACGATTTCCCATTCGTCGGTTTCCATCAATCGCCAAACCGAGTAACATAGTGCGCCGTCAACATGGTCCCATCGGAAAGTAAAGGTGCCGTCTTGAAAAGTAGCCTCGAAGGTTTCGATGGACTCCTTGAGAATCGGCAACAGACTAATGAACGGCGAGCTAGTGGACGAGAATTCGCCCTCGCACACGGGAGGAGCAACGTATTCAATCGGGAATCGGCGCCCGGTAATGACCTTCAGGTAATTAAAGTTCATCGGGATTGAATGACTTGCCGTCGCTTAGAATTGTGGGCGCCTCTCGCTCATACTGGACTTCGGCTTGTCGCTCTGCAATGCGCGTCGCGATTTTGTCCGCGTCCGCCTGGGAGATGACGCTCCGAGCCCAACCGGAGCCGGACACCGTGAGCCCGTCCCTGGAAATGACGACCGTTTGAGTGCTCTCGAAGTAGGGAGATCCGGCAGTCAGTGCCTCGACCGCCTCGGCATAGGTCGCCGCCTCAGACGCGGCGCCGTCGAACCGAACCAAGTTGGCCTCGGTCTCGTCCTTTTCGCACACGCCGGATTGAATGTCATTGGCGGTTGCCGGCTCAGCAAAGACGCGAATCCATTCAATTGCGGCCTCGCCGCTGCCGACGATGCAAAACTGAAAAGCCGTGTCGTTCTCTTCGCGGTCCCCCTCGACCGCGCAAGAAGTGTTCTCGTCTGGGGACTTCTTCCGCACGTCCTCAGTGGTGATGACGCGCGACTGCGGCTTGAGCCCGAAGAGCAAAGTGTCTTGAGTGATGGGCACGTCCCACCGGATATTTCCACGCTCCACGTTCACGCGCTTGGTCGAGCACCGTTTATACGGTCCCCGATTGGCGCCGGCCCAGAAAACGGCCACGTCGAGCTTCTCGGAGATTTCCGCAAGCTGGACCTGAGCGAAGCACAGGGTCTTCTGCCGGCCAGAGGGGAAATTCACGCCCGACAGCGCGCCGAAATAACCCCGGGATTCAACGTGCCACGTAATCGGGCAGCCGTTGTCCGACCGGGAATCGGTGAACGACTCCCAAAGCCGGTTTTTCCCGTCCACGTCAACCGACACATGAAAGATGCGCTCCCGGCCCGCGACGGTGCCGTAAACCCATTGCACCGGGCGCGTGCCTGTCCAGTAGCCGCCCCACGAAGGGCCGGAGGAGTCTTGCAGGCTCTCGACGCTCGCGCCGTCCATGACCCATGTATGGGAGTTGAACGAGTCGCCGCTCGGGACGGACATCAAGAGATAATTGCCGAACGTCGCCCCGGCGACGCCGCCGAGGTTGTCGGCGAGCCCGGCCTTCGAGACGGCCATCTCGATGTCCCGGACCGGCTGCCGGCCCGTCTGCTTCGACAGCGCGGCAGCGTCAAAGCTCGTCAACCCGGAGGGAGAGAACCACCAAAGCTTGCCGAACTGGGACACAACCGACCGCTGCGACGTGATGCCGATAGGGAAAAGCTCCCGCTGGAATCCGTCCGTCAGTGCCCACGCTTCGCGATTGCGGACGTGCGCCATGACGAGATGAGAGGCGTTCTCGCAGCCGACGAGAAGCTCCGGGAATTCCAAGCCGGGAGTTTTGGCAAGCGCCGTGACGGGCTCGGGAAAAACCAAGCTCGACGCGCCGCCGAGGTATTCTTGTTCCCGATAAGAGAAAGGATTTGCGATGTCGCTCGCCCACACTCGCGAGCCCGTAGCAACCCAGAGACGATCCCCAACCCAGCACATTGGGCCGCCCGCGGGGGTCTCATACGGATTCTCCCGGACGTGCCCGGAGCCGGAGCCGTCGAACCACGCCGGGGGACTATACCCCCCGTCCTGAATGAAGAGGACGTTGCGCGGGAGGATGAATTCGATTGCCGACTCAAGAGTATGGTCCACGCGCTCGACGGACTGCTCCGCAAGACAGAAGTAAACCCGCTCGACGTGCGACGACAGGAGCACGTTGTCGAGCATTCGGAACGTGAAGAAGGGCCACGGCGCGACATAGACGATGCCCGAAATGACAACGACCATTATCTCGATGCCGATTTTCGGACGAAAAAGCTCCGCGCCTTGGAGCTTACCGTCCGGGAGGCTCGTTCGGCAGATGTGCCCCGGGCGGGTCTTGAGCACGCCGCCCCGGTTCACCATGTTGACCATGTTCCACACGTAACCGGGCGCAAGCTGCGCCGGGTCTGTGTCCGAGCGCGAGCCCCGGAAGAAAGTCAGGTCTTGGTCAGTGATTTTCGGATTGGGCATTATTCGACACAGTCTGACTGGTCGTTGAGATTGTTTCCGACATCGACGACCTGAATGGGCATCATTGTCGGCGGACTAGACGCGGCCTGCGCTTCGATTTCCAGCCGGGCGGCATTCGCTTCAAACTGCATCGCCGTCGCAAGGTCCGACTCCTTGAAAGACTTTACCGCCTGCAAAGCCAGGATGAACGCGAGCCGGCTGCGAAGCGGGATGCGCTCATACAGACTGCGGATTTTCGGGCCGGACTTCCGGTAAACCATGCGGACCCAACTCGCACTCCGCCCCAACTTGATACGCCGATAGCACGGGTCCGTCTCGTCGGGCTCATACATTCCGAGGATGGAGCCCGTGAGCCCCGAAGAGTCAATCGTCATCAAGTCGATGGTGCCGTCGGTTTCGGCCTTACGAATCCGAGTCACCCGCGCAAACTTCGGCATGTTGGAGTCGCGGACAGGATAGCCGTAAATCGTCGGAATCTGCCAGCCGTCCTGCCAGACACCATCCCGCTGCTGACGGATAGGCCGGGACTGCTCGTCATAGCCGTAAACAATGAGCAGCGTTCCGGAATCAGAGTCGCGTTGAAGCCGGGCGCACAAATAAGCCGGCTCGCTCAGTTCTTGGTATAGGCAAACGAGCCCTTGGTCGTCCCAAGACCAAGAGCAAGGATTCTCGCAAGTGCCCGGTCCGTTCAGGTGGAATTGAAAAAGCTGGTCCCGCGCGAGGACCGGAGTGCCGTCGATGTTAATAGCAATTGGCGTGTCGATTTCTCGCGGCAGCGTTACATAGCGCCCGTCAACGCAAATGTCAATCATCCCGGTGTAAGGGTCGAAAAGACCCTTGTTCGCGACGAGTTGCAGCGCGTCCTCAATCCAACGAAAATTCTTGGACTGATCGCAGACGCCAGAAATTGACTCGGCGTCTTCATAAACCTCACTCACCTGAAACATATTCTTTGACTCCTACCTTCTTTTTGTTCCGATGTCAAGGGCAAAATCATTAGCTCTTCCGGGAGTAGGTCGTCACGGCCTTGTCAAACTCGCGCTCAGTCGTCTCCTCGGGTTCATCTGTCTCGTCCTGCTCGACACCGTCGATGGACCGCACTTCGAGCCGATAGGAGCACGTCTTGCCGTCCTCCGTCTCGCGCTCCGTCTTCTCCTTCACCACGAAGGAAATCGTCATCGTGCCGGAGTCGGGAAGCTCAAGTTCGCTCCCCTCGGCTTCGTCAATCCAGAGAGTCGGGTAAACCTTCTCGTCGCGCTTCACAGAGATGGGCTCCGCGGGGACTCCCATCTTTCGGCCAAGGTCAATCGGTTTCATCTTCAATATGTTGCGGTTTTCGACGCCGCGTCAACTCGTTTTCGATTGTGGGCGTGGGAAGCCGGCGTAAAACCCATCGCCTCGCAGTTGCGAAATCCGCTCGAAGTATCGAAGATACTGCGGGTAAATCGCTTCAGTGGAGTAGAGCCTCGCCGCGCGGTTCCGGATGGCCGTCCGGTCGAGCGCCCGGGCGTCCTTGCACGCCTTGACGAAGTCGGCGAACATGGAGCAGCGAAAACCGCTGACGCCATGCTCTATGGTCTCAGTGAATCCGCCCCACGGCGTCGAGATGACCGGCGTTCCGCAAAGCTGGGCCTCGACGGCCACACAGTTGAAGGGCTCCATGTAGAGCGTCGGACAGAGCACCGCCCGGGCGCCGGCAATGAGGGCGTTGCGCTGGCCGTCTGGCAACGGGCCAAGGAATTCGGCGCCGCGCCCGACAAAATTCGCGATGTCTTCGTCTTTCCCGTGCCCGATGATCTTCAGGGGCATCCCAACGGCCTCGGCAACCTCGCACGCGAGGGCGACTCCCTTGTTCTCGGTGATGCGCCCGACGTAAGCGAGATAGTTCCCCGGCTGCAAAGTGAAGGGAAACTTCTCCGCCTCGAAAGGAACTGGAATGACTTCGTCGAAAAAGTGGCCGATATTGTTCCCGTAAACACCCTGTATAAACGCACGATGGAAATGGGACTCAAAAACCCGAAATTGCGAAAAGGTGCCTAGGTAGCCGATGGAATACTCGACCCCGAAGCAGTCGGCGTGGAACTTCTCGAAGACCGGCGAGTGCGCCGAGCCCCCGATTGAGAGGATGAAGTCGCCCGGCTGCTTGCGCTGGGCGATGGCGGAGACGATGCGCCCGCATTGGGTCTCCCAGAGGAGGGGCGTCGGGTGAAACCAAACCGATTGGTATGGCGTCCCATTGAGGAGAATCTGAATGTCCATCTTGCTGAGCACCGGGACAAGCTCGGTGCATTGCGCGTCATTCTCCTCGGAAGCGTAGAGAAAGACCGTGTGCCCGTGCTTGGCGAGCATGTTTGAGAAACGGATGGTGAGCGCAGCGAATCCGCAGAGTAAATACTCCTTGGTCGTCTGCGCGTTTGGGCACGCGAGCAGATGGAACCTCATGGCGGTATTGTCGCACCGACATGAGATTCTGTCAAGTTGGCCTAGAAGGTCGTGATGACCCAGACAACCCCGGTGCCGCCAGTGCCGCCATGTCCACCGACTCCGGTCGCTGTCGCCCCGCCGCCGCCCGCGCCACCGCCGCCTGGGAAACCACCGTCGCCGCCCTTTCCGCCTGTGCCGCCAGTTGCCGCTTGACCGCCGCCGCCGCCGCCACCTTGGCCGCACATGAAACCCGTGGTGCCAACTCCCGTCGTCCCTCCGGTTCCGCTGGCACCGCCGGAAGCTCCGCTGCCACCGCCAGTGGCAGACGTCTGCCAGACCCCAACACCACCGCCAGTTCCGCCAGCAGATCCTGCATTACCGGTTGACACCCCACCACCACCGGCACCGCCACCTCCACCATGTAGAGAAGTTCCACCTCCGCCACCTATGAGAGTAATTGAATTAGCGCGTCCGCCGCCGCCGCCGCCGCCCCACTCTCCCGGGTGCGCCCCGGCATCTGCCGAAGATCCAGAACCGCCAGCACCCCCCCAGCCGGCACCGGTTGAATACGTGGGCTTGCCCCCGGCTCCGCCCGCTCCAGCACCGCCGCCGCCCCCAACTCCGGCCCAGCCTCCACCTCCGCCGCCGCCGTTGCCACCAGTGGTCCCGGCGAGCCCTTGTCCACCACCATAGGCATACAGATACGCACCAAACGAAGAAACGCCGCCAGACACCCCGGACGAGCCTCCGGTTTGAGTCCCAGTTCCGCCGCTGCCAGGGGCGCCGCCGGTAACGGCAATGGCCCCAGTAGCCAGGCTAGTCGCCACGAAAACAGCTTCATTGCGGGCTCCACCGCCACCCCCGTAGCCTCCGCCTCGGGTCAACCCGGTCCCGGTAGTGATACCACCACCGCCGCCCGCGCCACCACCAACACAGATTACCGTGACCATCTTTGCTCCGGTGGGCATCGTCCACGTCCCGACACCGGTGTAACCGGAAACGTCCGCGCCAGACGCGCCTCCAGCTCCCGTGGGGCCAGTCGCGCCAGTCGGGCCGGTGTCGCCAGTCGCGCCAGTCGGACCTGTCGGACCAGAAGAGCCAGTGCCGCCAGTCGGGCCGGTTGGACCGGAGCCCGTCGCCCCGGTCGGGCCGGTCGGGCCGGTCGGACCTGTCGGACCAGAAGAGCCAGTGCCGCCAGTCGGGCCGGTTGGACCGGAGCCCGTCGCCCCGGTCGGGCCGGTCGGGCCGGTCGGACCGGCGACTTGAATGATAGCCGCGAGGCTATCGCCTTGGGAGAAATTTCCGATACTGAGCCCGAAGTCGAAAGCAACTTGAGTCCCGAAAACTCCGCCAACGTGAGTCGGGGCTCCTGTCACTGTCATATACCAAGCGTTACTCGCGTCCTTGTAGAAAGTGAGTTTATCGCCAGGCTTGACCGTGTTAAACACCGGGGCGTTATTCTGCGCATTGTCGTCAACGTCGTTGAGAGTGACGGAGGAGATGTCCCAAGGAGAATCGTCCGCCGAAGCAAACCCGACGCCGGGAGTCCCGGTCATTCCCGTGGAAAAATTATACGCAAGCGAATTGGAGCTTCCGCCGCTGGGGCCGGTCGGTCCGGTCGGACCTGTCGCGCCTGTGCCTGCCGCGCCCGTGGGACCCGTGGGACCCGTGGGACCCGTGGGACCCATCAGCCCAGTCGGACCTGTCGCGCCTGTGCCTGCCGCGCCCGTGGGACCCGTGGGACCCGTGGGACCCTTGGGACCCACCAGCCCAGTCGGCCCCGTCACCCCGGCACCCGTCGGCCCAGTCGGCCCCGTAGCGCCAACAGCACCCGTGGGGCCAGTCGGACCCGCGGCTCCGTTTGCCCCGGCGGTGCCCGTGGGGCCAGTCGGACCCGCGGCTCCGTTTGCCCCGGCGGTGCCCGTGGGGCCGGTCGGGCCGGTCGGGC